TACTGCTGCTGCTATTATTAGTAAGTTACATATGTCTTGCGTTGCAGGCCATCAACAAGGCAAACAGATCGCATATGGTAAGCGAGCTGATGGGAAGCCTATCTGTGGTATCATTGCTGGTAGTTATTATCTACATGATGAGGACTACATGGATCAACTAAGTAACCGTCACTGGCGAGGCTTGGTTGTATTGAATGATGTTAAGGATGGCGGCTTCGATGAGATGCTTTTGTCCATTGAGTATTTGCAAAGGAAGTATGATGACAAACAAGTGTAATAGCTGCTTCTATGCCTTGATGGATCGTGATCTGGAAGCCCCTTGTGTTACTTGCACAGGATACTCTAACTATGTGAAAGGAACAGTTTATATGACTCAAAGTCACGGATCACAACCTCTTAAAGAGGCGATTGATGAATGGTTTAAGGACGGAGTTGACCAAGCACAGGAAGACTTTTGGGTGTCCTACAAAGGCATTACCCATGATCCAGTGGAGAAGCCCAAGCACTATATGCTGTTTGAGGAAGAGGGCATTGAAGTGCGGGATGTCATTCAGAAATTAGTTAATAAGTTTGATGAAGAAGCTGTGCATATGTTTTATAGCCATATGTTCATTGCTGACTATGTACAAATGATGCAATACCTGATGCGATTCATGGACAAGAATGGTGTTGAGGACTTGAAGAAAGCTCGATGGTATTTAGACAAGATGATTGCTGACTATGAATCTGACGTTTGAAGAACTTAAAGAAAAGCTTCAACGTGTCGATGAAGTCACACTGCTGGAGTTGTTAGACATCCACAGTGATGACCTCATTGAGAGATTTGAAGATTACATTGAAGATAGACAAGAACAACTAATGAAAGAAATTGAATGAGAAACCTATTAACAAAGAAGAGCGTATACACATTTGACTATCCAGAGGCTCTGGCCTTTGCAGATAAACAGAATGGTGTATTCTGGACATTTGATGAAATTGATTTGGAAAAAGATGTACACAGCATTCTTACCGACTTTACTCCTAGTGAACGTCATGGTGTTACTACTTCACTCAAGCTCTTTACCAAGTACGAACGTATTGTGGGTGATGAGTATTGGTCTGGTACTGTTAAACCTAACTTTCAGCATCCTGATGTTGGCTTGATGGCTGATGCCTTCTGTTACTTTGAGAGCAATGTTCATGCACGATTCTATAACCGCATTAACGAACTGCTTGGATTGGCTACTGAGGACTTTCATCAATCTTGGCAGTATGATCCTGTATTGGCTAGCCGTATTGGGTACTTGGACACTCTTGTTAGTAGTCGTGATCTGCCCCTTTCCTTGGCAGTCTTCAGTATGATGGAAGGTTGTGTGCTGTACTCTAGCTTTGCTTTCCTGAAGCACTTCCAGAGTAACGGTAAGAACAAGTTGAGTAACCTTGTTGCGGGTATCAACTTTTCTGTACGTGATGAGAACATCCACCATGAAGCTAGTTCGTGGCTGTTCCGTACCTATATGGAAGAGAACAAGCTAGACAAGGCATGGATGAAGGCACGAGTTGAGCAAGCAGCTAAGGCATTGGTTGAGCATGAGCACCGTATCGTTGATCTGTTGTTCTCTCACGGGGACATTGAAGGCATCAATGAGAAGTCAATGAAAGCTTTTGTCAATGCACGAGGTAACATTTGCTTGAACAATTTGGGCTTTGACGCTATCTTTGATGAAACTGGTGATACAATCTCTGAGTGGTTTTACTTGGGTATCAGTACCTCCACTATTCATGATTTCTTTGCTAAGGTTGGAAATCAGTATAATCGTAAATGGAATGAAAGAAACTTCACATGGTAAGTACACCTGTATTGGATAACAAGTATGAGTTCTTGAGTGCGGAGCGTAAGCGTCTGCAAAAGGAAGGACTCTTACCTGAGTGGTATCAGACCGGAGGATGGGGACTGTTCAAGAGCAAATACATGGATGGAAGCACAAGCTTTAAGAACCGCGCTGAACAGATCGCTGAGACAGCAGCTAAACACGCTCCAAAGGACGGAGTAGATTGGAAGGGAAAGTTTTATGAAGTTATTTGGAACGGCTGGCTTAGTCCTTCAACGCCTACACTGGCTAATCTGGGCACCAATAAGGGTATGCCGGTGGCTTGTAGTGGTCAGTATATTGGCGACTCTGTTGCTGACTTCTATGGTGAGCTACTGGACACTGCTGTGCTCACTAAAAATGGCTTTGGTACTAGCGGATATTTGGGTGACATTCGACCACGAGGCTCTCAAATCGGGACTGGCGGAACGGCTTCGGGAGTCTTACCAGTCTTTCAAACCTATGTAGATGCTATGAAGCGAGTGACTCAAGGGGTTGCTCGTCGAGGAGCTTGGGCAGGTTACTTACCTATTGATCATCCTGACTTTCACGAGTTGTCTGATTGGGTAAAGAATAACCCTGACGATGCTAACGTAGGTTGGACGGTTAGTAAGGACTTTATGGACTCTCTTGACTCAGGACATCCTGAAGCCATTGAGCGTTACCAGAAGGCTTTGAAGCTGAAGATGTTGACAGGTAAAGGTTACTTCTTGTTTACCGATAAGGTAGCAGAAGCCCGTCCTGAGATGTATAAGGCTCACGGTTTGGATGTTAAGGCTTCTAACCTATGTACAGAGATCATGCTGCACAGTGGTGAGGAAGAGACATTCACTTGTATCTTGGCTTCGATGAACTTGGAGAAGTATGATGAATGGAAAGATACGGATGCTGTATTCACTGCGACAGTGTTTCTTGATTGTGTTACTAGCGAGTTCTTGTCAATGGCTGCTGGCAAAAGAGGCTTTGAAAAGGCACTGGCAAGCACTGAAAAGAGTCGTGCGCTTGGGCTAGGTGTTCTTGGCTGGCACTCGTTGCTGCACAAGAAGATGGTTCCTTTTGAGAGCTTTCAAGCTCAGAAACTTAACGTGGAGATTTTTGATGGAATTAACAAGAAGTCAACAGAGGCAAGCAAGTACCTTGCAGAGCAACTCGGAGAGCCTGAATACTGCAAAGGATTTGGACTACGGAACACTCATCGACTTGCTGTCGCACCAACAATGTCAACCTCTCAGCTCATGGGAGGAGTATCGCAAGGTATCGAGCCTTTTATTGGCAACGTATTTGTCCAGCAAGGCGCAGGAGGGGAAACAATCCGAGTAGTTCCTGAGCTGCTGGAGATCATGAAACGTGAAGGTGTGTACAGTCGTGAGACATTACTTGAGATTGCAAGTCACGATGGTTCTATCCAACACGTATCATGGATGACTGAGGAAGAGAAAGGTGTGTTTAAGACAGCCTTTGAGATTGATCCGTATATTATCCTTGAGCAGTCTTCTGCCCGTCAACGGTATATCTGCCAAGGTCAATCTATCAATCTGTTCTTCGGTGCTGACGATCCAGAGGAGCATATCAGTGCTGTTCACAAGGCAGCGTTTAAGGATAAGAACATCTTGAGCTTGTATTACATTCGTACCAAAGCTGGTGTGAGTGCTAGTTCTGGTGAGTGTGTAGCCTGTCACGCATAACAGTGGTGTAACCACGTAGGAGATAGAATGAACATTATCGTATACAGTAAGGAGAACTGCCCTGCTTGTACGACTCTGAAGGCTCGCCTGACTAAGGATGGCGAAGCCTTTACAGAGATCATGGTGGGTAAAGACATTACTCGTGAAGAGTTCCTAAAGGAGTTCCCACAGGTAAGAATGATGCCTCACGTTGTCTTTGTAGATGAGTAAAGTAGGGATAGCTATGCGGGTGGTCGAGATGATCACCTGCATTCACATAATAGCCAACACATGGCGACACTGGAATTAAGGGAGAATATGGCTACTAAACAAATGAATCGAGCTATTCCAGCAAAGGAACTGACTCCACGAGAGAAGGTAAGTAATAGCCTTCGGTTGAAGCTGGATGACATGACAGTTATCAAGCCTAAGACTGAGAAGCAAATGGACTTCTTCGAGGCATATCAAGCCTCTAACTACTTCATGGCTTTGCACGGTGTAGCAGGTACAGGTAAGACGTACATTGCCTTATACAAAGCCTTGGAAGAAGCTATGGATCGTAACAATCCCTTTAACAAGGTGACTATCATCCGTAGCAGTGTTCAAGGGCGTGACATGGGCTTCTTGCCGGGTGATGCAGACGAGAAGATGGAGGTGTACATTCAACCTTACCGTCAAATCTGTAGTGACCTGTTCAAGCGTAAGGATGCTTGGGATCGACTGGTAGAGCAAGGACATATTGAGTTTGTGTCTACCTCGTTCATTCGAGGCACTACCTTCTCCAATAGCATCATTGTCGTGGATGAGGTGCAGAACATGACCTTTGAAGAGCTTGATACCATCATTACTCGTGTTGGTGACAAATCTAAGATTATCTTCTGTGGCGATTACCGACAGACTGACTTGAAGAAGAAGGATGACAAGAGCGGTATCTTGAAGTTCTTTGACATTGCAGGCTTGATGAAAGAGTTTGTACGTATTGAGTTCCATATCGAGGATATTGTTCGCAGCTCATTGGTACGTAACTACATTATTGCTAGAACTAACTATGAGGATGGCAAATGAAACAAAATCAAATGTGGGTTGTCCAACTTAACAAGCAAGAATATCTTGATGACAGTCGAGGCTTAACCAATACTGAGAGTCTTACTGAAGTAGTTGCAGACTTTATTCGGCGCTACGAGAATTGGAAAGAAGGTGATTCTATCTTGATCAAACCTACGGAGATGACATACTATGGCTAAAGCTAACGAGAACATTGAAGAACTAATGATGATGATGCCTCAGGAGCAAAAAGGGTTGATTCGTACAGTTACCCAACAGATGCACACTCATCTAGTGTTCATTGATGACGACATTACCGACCCTCGTAACTACCGTGATGTCATCCACTGCTTGGCAACGTGCAGTGAGAATGACTCAGTTAATCTGTTGGTAAACAGTTCAGGTGGACGTACTGATAGTATCTGGCAGATTATTGAAGCTATGAAAGGATGTCGTGGTGATGTATCAGTTACGGTTATTGGTGCTGCGTACAGTGCTGCTAGTATGCTGGCTTGTATGGCTCCTGAGTGTTACATTGCTGAGTCTGCTGAGTTCATGCTTCATACTGCCCACTATGGTAGTATCGGGACTGTGCCGAATGTTAAAGGACAGACTGACTTTGCTACGAGACAGATTAACAAGCTTCTTGATACGGCTTACAAAGGCTTCCTGACAGATAAGGAACTGGAAGAGTTAAAGAATGGTAAGGAGTACTGGTTTGACGCTGAAGAGGCAGGTAAGCGGATGGTGAAGCGGTACAAATACTTAGCTAATGCACAGCTTCCACCTAAGCCTAAGAAGGTTAAGGTTGAGGTAGAATGAAAAAGGCCCGTTAGAGCGATGAACTCTAACGGGCCTTTTGCGTTACTGCTTTACGTTATGGAAGATAGTGACTACTGCTGTTACAGTTGCAACTACCCACAGGATAGGTTTAGCTACTTTAGCGATCCAGTCAAGGACTGTGAAAGCCCCTTGAGCAGCTTGGAAAGCAGATACCATTCCTTCTGTGTCCTGAGATACTTTATCTACTTTAGCCTCTACTGCTATTAGCCTCTCATAGATTTCATTATGGGATACGTCCTTCTGTTCCATGTCACTTCTTCCAACTTGTAAATTTATCTAATGTGCGAAATCCCATGTATGCCAAAGCAGGGGCCAAGATAGTCATTGCAATCTCAAATTGAGAACCTGTACCATAAGCAAATACTTCAGCAACCTCAAATCCAAAAATATATACCAGACCGCCATACCAAGACTGACGAGCCATCATAGGGCGGGTATGCCTTACGTATTCGTCAGAAGCATTGTCACCATTCTTAATAGTGTCTTGCTGTTCCTTGTGGGCGGACTGTGTATCAGCTAGTTCTAGTTCTCGCAAGCGTGTCTCATTAGCCATCTTAGCAAGCTCACCGTCCTGAGCCATCTGTGCCAGCTTTAGTTGAGCCTCAGCCTTAGCAGTTGGATCAGGAATAAGCTTGTCAATAAGTTTACCACCAATACCAAGTAAAGATTCTAAGATCATAATTTATTCCTATCTCTATTTAACACACGGGATGCTTCTCGCTTGCTATAGAATATCTGCCCTTCGATCTCAACTGGCTGACATTGAGAATGTTGCCCTCGTTTAAAAGCTAAAGAACAGTTTTCTTCTGCTGTTGTAAGCTGAAGATTAGACACATGATTATTACTCTTATTTCCGTCAAGATGGTCAATAGTATTTCCTTCTCCGGGTAAATTGAAACAGTCAGCGACAAGCCTATGGATAGTAACTGTCTTGTTTTTGTAATTACCTAAAGAGATATTTATACGTAAATATCCGTAGCGATCTATGCGGGGTTTTCTCAGTTTACCGGAAGGGCCTTTGATGGCTCCTTCTTCGTTGACAAAAATAGAATATATCGGATGCTTTACCCAATTCATAGTGTTTCCTTAAATGTATTTTGCACGGTGTAATTCTATGTGCGGACCATCGACAAAAGATACCCAGTCTATCCCGCAAACGATAGGTATGTCAAGCTGTTTAGCAACTTTCTTTATATGATCTGTTACGATCCTATAATAACGTAAGTCCCAAGTAACTTCACCATCCTTGATGACAGCAATATCCACAGCCTTACCTGTCATATGCCTGCTGTTCATCGTCTGTGACTTACCTGCATCAAAGAGAACCTTCTGGCGCTCCTTGGTGCGTAAGCCTTCAGTGATGGAGAAGTCTAAAGGAGACTCTTTGATAGCCTCCTCTATCACTTTCACTAGATCGGGATGGACTCCTGAGAGCCTCTCCTTGCTTCGTTGTCCTAATGCGAATGTCATTGTTTACTCCTGTGTGTCTAACGGTACGGTATCTTCACGCTCAACAATACGTGCTGGAGCAGATGCACCGATCAAAGCAGCAACCGCTGCATTACCTGCCAGCTTCTTACCACCTTCTTTGAGCTTGGTAACAAAAGCATCACCGCCTGTCTCCATAGCCTTGATTGCTTCAGACATATCTTTGACATTCTTAGGATCAGATAAGAACTCTTGAATCTCAGTGTTCTCAGATTTAACAGATTTATTCTGCAAGAACTTACTCAAAAGAGTAGATACTTTATAGAATGTACTCTGCACTTGCTGACGAAGCAACGAAGCTGCACGAGCAGGATCAGAGCCTGTTAACTGTTCAAACTGAGTTGTCTGAGACAAAGATTGGTTAATCTTAGTCATCACGGGGTTCTTAGCCAAGCGTTCAGAAGCTTCTAACAAAGCTTTTACGTTCTGTGCGTGATCCTTACCAAACAAGGTATTGATAGCCTGAGCGTTGTCGTCAAAGAAACCAAGCTTGTTAGATGACTTTAAGCCTAAGTCCATAACCACAGCTTTAAGACCACGCTGTAATGTAGGATCAGTACCTGCTGCCGCCATCAACTGGTTAAGTTCTGCATTGTTGTTCAAGGCTCTATTTACAAAACCTTCAAAACCACCCTGCTGACCATAAGCCCGTGACCAGACATTCTCAATCTTGCCAATAGCTGCATTCTTTTGCAGGTCTAGCAACCGTTCACGATTGGAGAGTAAACCATTAACGTCAGAAGCTACAGCTTCTAGTTTTTGACTTAAACCCGGAACTTGGTCAATAGCTTCTTTGTTCTTTCGCATAAAAGATTGTAAAGCTGCTGGGTTGACAGATAACGTATCTTTATTAACAATACCGTCTGTTTGGCTAATCTTCATCAAGAAAGCATCCTCAATAATCTTAGCAGCTTCAGGCGAATTATTCGATGCAGCTAACACCTGACGAATAGCCGATGGTTTTGTTGTGAGGTAAGGAACAGTAGTTTCAACGAATCGAGCACGGTCAATAGACACAACACCTGCTTCGCTAAAGATGCCTAACTTCTCAGCATACTGTTTGTCCAGACCTTTATACGACTGCACAAAGTCTTCAGGAAGAGTAGAAAGCGATTCATCAAACTTATTCTTTAACTCGTACAACATACGCAACTGGTCTCTATCTTGAGTATCTCCAATAGCGCGGTTAATACCACGCTTCAGTGAATCAATGTCTGTTACGCCCATAGGCTTAAACGTACCTTCAACTGACTTAACCAAGTTAGGATACTTTGCTGCAAATGTACTACTCACAGGGGCTTTGGTAGGAGCCAATACTCTTTTGATAGCGCCATCCAAAGCAGGAAACTTGTTAAAGACATCTTCAGCCTGACGCTGCTTTGTAAAGTTCCACAGACTTGCCACTACAGGGGAATCCATTTCAATCCCTGCTTTAGAAGCTCCATCTAAAACTTCCTTATACAGCGGTTTAAACTCTTCACGCAAAACAGCCTCACGAGCACTCAGTAGACTGGTAACACGATTACCAATATCCTCTTTACCTGCTCCTGTCATCAATGAGTCAGCAGTAAGGTCTTGGATACGTGTATTGATCTGTCCAACTTGACGGTCAATGTTTGCTTGCTTCATTGCATAGGCAGTCTCACGCCGTGAGTTCTCGTAAGCCAGTTTCTTAGCTTCTACTTCAGCAGTCAAAGCTGCATTGCGTGGATCACCTGCCAGCTTCTTCTGAGCTGTCCGGACAGCCTCAATAGCATCCTTCTCTTGTTGCTTGATAGCAGCGGTAAATGCAGCGTTTTCGCTACGAGAAGTTTGAGAAGCTAACATACCTGTAAGAGTAGTGTCACCTTTAGAGGCAGCAGGAACAGGTAACCTTACACCTGTAAGTTGTTCAATCTCAGCAGCACGGGCTAAGTCAGCAGTCAAGTCAGGGTTTGCTTCAATAGCACTACGCAGTCTCGCTTCAGCACGAGCACCTCCAACAACTTCAGCAGCACGTACACCTGAATCAAACAGACCACGCCCTGCTGCTTTATTAGCCACGCCTCGTACACCAGCTTCCAAGGCATTCATAGCTGTGTTAGCGGGTAATGCTAAAGCCAAACCAGCACCCATCTCGGCAGGTAAGCGATACTGCTCTCCTGCCTTTTGAGCCACTGCTTGGCCTACTTCACCCGCAGCTACTGTAGTGCCTGCGCTAAGAGCAGTCTGTCGAGCTAAGTCAACACCTGTCTTAGGGATAAACAGATTAGCAGCGGCCTGTCCATAAGGAGCAAACCGAGTACCTGCTGTAGCTGCCTGAATACCTCTTGCCGCTAAACCAATACCCGGAATAGCAGCGGCACCAGCTAACGCATTATTAAACATTCGTTTTTGTGCGTTAGGAGGAGCTTGAGTAGGGGCTATTGTAGGCTCGCCTCCTGTAGGAATCTGGCTGCTTAAGTTTCCCGGCGTGGCAGGAGCTTCATCCAAGAAACGGATAGTGCTTGGTTGTTCATCGTCAAGAAATCTAATAGCCATTTTTACTCCACTACGGCACGACGACCGTTAATTGTAATCATTGTCCCTTTAGGGAGTTTAGCAGCAGTAGCGTCTGCAACAGAGTTGAAAGAGGTTTTACTTGCTGCGTTATCCTTGGGTCGGCGAGGAAACACTGTTTGAATTTGCTCTTCAGTAAAAAGTTTACTAGACCTCGCGACATTCATGGTCTGTTCTTCTTCTTGCTGAATACGACCTTTATTTTTAGCTTCAATAACTTTAGCAACTTCACGAAGTTGAATCAGTGTATTTTCTGTAGGTACGCCTTTTACAAAACGATTAAGAGTATCGGCAACAGTTCCTACTAACGAAGGATCAATACCAAAAGCGGCTACGTCCCCTGCTGTAATTTGCTGATCACCTGCCGCCTTAGATAAACTACGAGACAAACTAGCTACGGAAGCAAAGTTTTTAGTCTTAATAGCCATATTAGCTAATCCAATAGCATCGTTAGCTGCATCAGCTTTATCTTGATATGGTTTAGTAATAGCTTGAATGTCTTTACGAAGACCTGTGACATCACCTGCTTTATCTACACCGGGAATGTTATTAACAATCTTAGGAGCACGCTCTTTAGCTGTTTCTTCAACCTTACCGTTAACCTTTGCCATCTCTGTTTGAGAAAGCGACGCATAAGGTTTGCTATAAAGCTGACGGGCATATCTTTCAGCCTCAGCTCCAAAGTTAATTGTCTTTTCAGCGGGGGTCAGAGCATCTAATTCATTTTGCAATAAGGTTACAGTTGCGTCATCCCCTGCTGCTTTGTATGCAGGAATTGCTTGCTTGAGTGCAGCAATGCGTTGAGCCGAAGCGATAGCGGCAGGAGTGGCAGCAGCGTTCTTCTCAGCGGTGTTCTTAGTAATTATAGACCGTTGAACCTCGGCATCCAAAGCAGTCTTATTAGCAGCTTGATACCGATTAGTCAGCTCACTAACCAACTGGTAATCCTTGTTCTGCATAGCAGCTTGAATGCCTTGCTTCAAAGACTCAGGGTTAGTCAGATCAATACCCTGCAACGTACCCTGACGTTGCTGAAGACGCATCAACTCAGGGTCTTGACCGCCAAGCATACCACCGAGAGCACCGCCGAGTTGGTTAGCGCCTTGGTAGATACTCACTGTAGCACGCTGGAAAGGATCAACCTGAGCATACTGCATTGCCTGAGCTTGCAGCTTAGCTTGACGATCTGCCATGAGGGATTCTGGAGTGATCCCAAATAAACTATTCATTACTTCAGCCATGTATCACTCCCAAGATTGTGTGCCAAAGGCATAGGCGTTAGGGTCAGCTTGGAAAGCACCTGAAGAGCTTCCACCAAACAGTTTAGACAAACCGTTAACAAACTGCTGATTACCTGCTGCGCCTGTCAAAGCAGTAGAGAAAGGATTAAAGGCATTAGCAGGTTGCATTGTACGAGCAGCGTTAGTAGCTCCTGTCAACAATGTATTACCTACGTTAGCGCCTGCCTGAGCAGCACGACCACCCAACTGAGCACCTAAGTCCAGAGCACCTTGACCAGATTGTTCCAATGTATTAGCCAAGCCAAACTGAGTCTGGAATGGAGCATAACCTGCATTGGCAACCTGAGCACCTGTACCGAACAAGCCTGCACCGAAGTTAACTTGTTGCTGACCTGCTTGCTGTGCATTAGCAGCCAACTGAGCATCCTGCTGTGCAAGAGCGTTGTAGTAAGCCTGTTGTTCAGGGTTAGCTGCACCCATCATGCCACCTTGAGCAACTGCAACACCACCACGACCTGAGTTGAACAAGTTCTGGTTTAAGCCTGCGGCTGCACGATCACGTCCCGGCTGCAACAAAGCTTGTTGGTCTGCCATGTACTTCTGAGCAACTTCTTGAGGAGACTGAGCAAGGTATTGATTACCAAGATTGAAGAGACTCTGAGCACCTTGCAAGCCTTGGTTGCTAAAGTCCATGCCTTGACCGAAGGACTGCTGGAGGAACTGGTCACGAGCAGCAGCAACGTCAGGAGCTACGTTGTAGCCAGCACCTGTCAAGTTACCTTGAGCGTCTGTAGTAAAGTTAGAAGAACCGAAGCGGGTAGTGACACCCACTGGACGGAACTTCTGAGCTTCAGCAGCGG